AAACATTTAGAACTTATGGTTACTAAAGATTTCTGGACTACCGAAGATTTAGAACCCTCAAACTCTGCAATTATTGCAGGAAACAACTACTTAGAAAACTAAAGGAGCCTTACAATGGCAATACAATTAGACTTATCAACAAGCCAATATGGCACAGCATTTTCGGGTGCATACTTTCGCATAGTAACTGCGGCAATCACAAGAGAATTAGGTGACAACTTCACAGTAATGATCGACTGCTCTGGATTTGCTACAGCTACGCCTACAGATGACACACATCCTGTGGATTTCCGTAGATACCATGCACCATTAGCTACAATAGAAGCTACGGCTGGCGATGACTTCCTATCAAAATGTTACACTTGGGTAATGACACAAGATGACATGAACGGATCAGCAGCCGTATAAACTGCTTGCAAAGCCACTTAGTTAAGTGCTATACTGATTATATCCATATAACTTAATTAAGGTACTTTATGCAGGACAGAAATACTGTTCTCGACTGCCTATATCTTTTCAATCAATCCGAAGATCATAGGCTATATACTTTAGTCGAATTTAATCACTACTGTCTATATCCCCTAATTCACAACAAAGCTCATCTCTTCTACGAAGATAAACAGCCTGTAGGATTTGTGTCATGGGCATGGCTTACCTCTAAAGAGGCAGATGAATTTATATCAGAGCGCTGGATACCCGATGAGGCTGTCTGCAAACGTCCTGATGTTATTGATGATAACTATCAGTTATGGGGTATAGATTTCATAAGTCCTTTTGGACATTCCGTTAAAGTGATGCGGGGTATGATGAAACATTCACAAGAAACCTTGGGCAAAAGAATACCGGCCCGTTGGCGCAGATTTAAGCAGCCAGACAGAGTACATAAAAAGGAGTTTTAATATGGGCGGTAGCAAAAAAACCACTGTAACAAACACAGGTCTTGGTGACAATCAGTACCAAAAGCTTGCGGATAATCAGGTTGGGCTAAAGGATCAGATTAATAACGAATCTGTAGCTGCAGGATTACGCTACGATAAATTTGATAGAGATTTTGCAACTTTAAATACGGGCATTAATACGGCTAATACGGGTATTAATACAACTGGTGCTGATGCAAAAGCAGCGAAGGATAATGCAAAAGCTACTAAAGATGCAATAGGCATTGGTGGCGCTGATCCTACAGGTTTATATAAACAATTCCTTGATCAGAATAAAAACCTAACCACAGACTTTGGTAAGGTTATGACAGGTCAGCAAGGCTTAGGAACATCTCTAACTAATCAAACAAAGACGTTAAGTGATGGTCAGGCAAATCTTAAAGACTTTAATGATGATAGATTTGATACCTTAGATACTTCTGTTGATGATAATCTTGATGCAATTAGTGATGTGCAAGACACGGCTGATACAATTGATAATAATACAGAGGGTTTAGGAACTTCCTTAGATACTCTTTCAAAAGATACAAGTGATGGATTTACTAATGTAGGTGACACTCTTGATACAGAATTTGAGAATGCGCAGGATAGTAGAGATACACTAAGTAAATCCGCTGCAGATAGCCGAAAATCATTATCAGATAATCTAGATAGTCTGTCTGATAATCAGGCCGATTATTATGAAGATTTAGCAGATACCACAGGTGACATTGAAAAAGATCAGGAAGGTTTTATATCCTCTTTTGATACATATGTTGACCGTTATGATGATGATGTTAAATCTGCAAATAAACAAAGATCTGATGCTGCAACAGGTCAAGAAAAAGCAAATGAAAATATACGAGAAGATTTAGGAGAGTATGCTCAAGCACTGTCTGGATATAGCACAGACACGGATGCAGAAATTAAAGAATTAGGCGATACTGTTGAAGGTGGGTTTAAAGCTGTAGATGATAGTTTAGACAGCGGCTTTGCTGCTAGTGAAGATTTCATAAAAGATGAGATTGATGATTTAGATTTTGCTACTACAATTAAGGATCTAAAAGAAGGTCTTGAAGGTGATTTAGATACCTTAGATACTGAGGTAGCCGCTGAGTTTAAAAACGTATTTGACGCATTTGATGATCAAGGAACTTTGATTGAAAATGAGATTGATGCAAACGGTACAACCATTACTCGAAAACTTACCGATCAAGGTACTTTAATTACCGATAAGTTTGATGCTCAGGGTAAGAAAATAGATACTACTGAGACAAATCTAAATAAAACAGTTGGTGATATGCAAAAGGCTCTTGAAGGAGATCTTGGTGGCGTATCTAAAGACGTACTTAATGCTTATAAAGCCCTAGAAACAAATCTAGCTGCGCAAGGTACTGATATAAATAGTGTCTTAAAAACAGGATTTGATGCTAATACTAAAACACTAGATACAAATGCAAAAAGTCTTTTGGATTTAGGTACTACAATAGGAACACTTGATACAGACATCACCGACAGTTTCAAAACAGTATCAAGTGCATTTGATGACCAAGGTAAATTAATAAATCGTACTACTGATGATCTAGGTAATACTGTTACAAATGCTATAGATGAACAGGGAAACCTAATAACTAAAAAGTTTGATGCGAGCGGAGTTCTTATTGGTGAAACTCAAACAAATATTCAAAAAACACTCACCGATGCTTCTGATGCACAGATGCTTCTGCAAAACAGCATTGCTGACACATTAGGCGGATCTATAGATAGTACAGCATCTGCTTTATCTGCAGGCTTTGACGCACAGAATGGTGTGATGTCCGAGCAAGGTAAACAGCTTTTAGATGTTGGTGTTTCTTTAGATGGCATGTCGGAGCAGCAAAAATCTGATTTTGCAGCAGTATCTGATGCTTTTGATGCTCAAGGTAATCTAATAACATCTGGTACTGACGAATTAGGCAACACTATACAGCGTGAAATGGATGCTAATGGCGTTATGATTGAGCGTAAGTTTGATGCTCAGGGTAACCTACTGGATGAAACAAGCTTAGATGTAACTGATATTATGGCAGGTCTTTCGCAGCTTGATACTATACAAGGGCAGGTTGAAACCGGATTTACTGGCGTCCAGAATACTTTAGCTAATCAATCAGGTATGATGAGTGAATTGTCTGATGAACAAGTTAGCCAATTTGATAAAACTCAGCAAGCCATCACTACAGGATTTGATGAAACCGCTGGTACTATGGATACTCAAATAAGTGATCTTGCAGGCGTAGCTTCTCAGATGACTGATTTAGACATGGATATGCGTCAGCAATTCTATCAGCTTGACGGTGCTTTTGACGATACCGGAGAGTTAATCACTGAGAGCGTTGAAGATAACGGTAATGTGATACAACGCTCAATAGACAACAATGGAAACATTCTACTACGAGCATTTGATCAAACAGGTGAATCTATTGGTCAGAATGTTATCAACATCAATAAAGCTCTAGGAGATTTAGCAAACCTAGAAACAGTACCAGGAGCAAGTATCAGCATGGGTAATTTAAGCCCTGCAATACAGGCAGACCCTAAAGACAATGAACCTAACGTGCCTACATCAGGCTTCATGACACCCTTTACACAGACGGTATAAATATGCACCCACAATCAGTATCTAAACATGGTATAGACCTTATCAAGCGCTTTGAAGGTCTACATAAAGTACAACCCGATGGAATGATTTCCTCTTACAGATGTCCTGCAAATCGTTGGACTATAGGATGGGGTTCTTGCAAGGGTGTTCGTTCAGGTATGAAGATCACAAAAGAAGAGGCAGAGGTTCGTTTATTAGACGATATCCGTGAACATGCAGACATAGTTAAACAGTATGTTTCTGTACCTCTTTCAGAAGGACAATTCGATAGTTTAGTATCCTTTGTATTCAACCTAGGTGGCGGAAACTTCCGTAGTTCTACACTTTTGAAGAAGTTAAATAAAGGTTTGTATGATGAAGTTCCAGAACAGATTATGCGATGGAATAAAGCACGAGTTAACGGTAAGCTAACACCACTTAAAGGTCTTACTCGACGACGTGCTGCAGAGGCTTCAATATTTTCTTCTGATGCTAAGTTCCCTGCAGATGATGGTGGTGCTGTAGCCCCTCAAAAGATTTCTGCTTCTGCCCCTAAATCTCTGACTAAATCTAAGACAATGGCAGGTGCAGGTGTAGCGGGAGCAGCAACTGCTTTAGGTGAAATTACACCACAAATACAAGCTTTAGTTCCTTACTCTGAAAGTATGAAAACCATATTCCTGTTATGTGCGATTGCAGGCATAGGTCTAGCTGCTTACGCAAGGTTTAAAGATCACAAAGCTGGCATACACTAAACCAAAAGAGAGTAACTACAATGGAAAAGAAAATACCACTCGCATTAATATTTGCAATGTTTATTCAACTTGCCGGAGGGATCTGGTGGGTATCACAGCAGGCCTCAACTATTTCTGGTCTAGAGAAAACTGTAAGCACTCTCGGATCACGTATGGCGCTTGAAGACGCTATAAATACTAAACGT